ATTTCAAATGTATCTGCCGAGTTACTCAACTGCACCCAAAACATTCCGCCCCTAACTTCAAACATAAACGTAGCTCCTGCCGCATACGCAGGGCTTGAGGCAATAACAGCAGAGCCAACCGCAGAAAATTTAACAGTGCCAGCGTTACCACTTGGAATCTTAACGATAACAACCTGATTAGAATATGAGTAAATTGATGGCATCGAATAAGTGGTTACGCTTGTCGATAGCGTTTCACCTGCCTCAACAGGATCGTATGGGTTGTTGTTGATATTCACCTGAGCGAAAGACGCTGCCGATAAAAATAGAAATGCGATAAATAATAGTTTTTTCATGTTATGTTACTTTTAAAATTCCAAATGTTATTAGTTCCTCTTCATCATTGGCAAACACACCGTAAATCTCATACCAGTATTCACGGGTTTGAAGTGCTGCGGTCTGTGCAATGGTCAGTCCAACAATTACAAAGTTCTCATCGGTTGTTACCGTTGGAGTTAAAACTACCTCACCATGTTTGCGGTATTTGATTTTCATTACCACTGAATCGTAAATACTGAAATCAAATTCCGCCCCGCTATCGTAATCGACTTCTATTTCATAGTCGATAGTAGCTTTACCTTTGTAAGCCTCTAAATCAAGTCTTGCCCCCTTATAGGTTTGGTAAATCATGCCCGAAACATTTTAAAACTTGTATTGATAGCTGAACTACTGCCTTTATAAAGTAAATAAGTATCCACATTATTACATAAGTAAGTATCTACCTGATTTTTATACGTCATTGCGTTACTCCTCAACTCATTAACAACCTGACGGATTACTTGCGCATCCACTGGCTCTGATTGTGGGACTACTTTACTGACCACTCCGTACCGGGTAATATTTACCTGATTGTTTTGAACCAATCTTGCTAATGTAAAATAAGATAGCATAGGCTTAAGCCCATCGAAGTAAACCACGTCCCCGTTAAATGTCCACTCAGTTCCATTGATTAACTTTTGATAATTAGCATACATAGCGTCTCCCGTGTTAAAGAACTTAGTCATTAGGTCGTAGTAAAGAGCATCGCTTAGGATAGGGCGTAACTCCTGATCTTGCGACTCGGTGGCGAATTGCTCCCACCGTAGACCGTCCAATTCAGCCAGTGGCCGAAGTTGTTTTAAATCAGACAGGGTTATTAATACTCGCTTGTCCATAGGTCAATTCCTTAATTTTAAAAGTACCGTTTACAGGTTGATGCCAGTTTGCAAAAATCTTTCTGAAAGCGTCTGAAATATCAGTCCGGTAATCTCTGGTTATCGAGTTATAATAAATGTACTCCTGTTGTAGGTTCTCTTGATTAAACATTCCGGTTTCAGGCAGAACCCCTAAAATACCTTTAGGCATTGCAAATGCTTCCATGATCGCATTCTTATCATCCTTGGAAATAAACTCATGTATCTTGTCGTTGTTCTGCAAACTCAAAGAGGTAATCAAATCCTGCGCTTTCCTTGTTCCGCTTTCATCCTCGATCACAATCGTAGACCCCGCACCTGCACCTCCTTTAAATGGGGATATGCTTTCTACAAACTCCTGCTCCTTTTGCTTGTTCTCAAACTTGCCGGGATATGAGAATATATTTGTAGCGTTAAGTCCGTTTTGAATAGATGATAATCTAAACAACCCTATCTCTTCCTGAGTTTGGCCTTGATCTAATACACTGTCGAAAGTGGCTAACGGATATTGATCTTCTAAAGGGGTGAAGTAAAATACCTGACCGGGATACTCTATTCCATATTCTTCAATCTGCTCTTTGATGAATTCAGGATCAGGATTGAACTTAGGATATTCAATTATCTTTTTGGCGTTGCTTAATTCTTTGTAAGGGTCGCGCTCCCAATTGGAGTTATACTTGTAATCATGTATATCACCGTTATCATCAGGTAACCCAAATCGCCAATATTGAAGTGGCCAGACGGATATGTTATTGTATTGCCCAAGCATATTAACATGAAGATGAACAACGAAAGAACCCGAAAAAGAAGCCGCATCAATGGCTATCTGTTTTAAAATGTTGTTTAATGTATTTCCTTTTGAATTTACAACAAGGTCGGCAAGTAACTTGTCCTCAAACCCTTCTCCCCTCAGAAATTTGGACAGTCTGTCACAAGCCGACTTTATTGTGTAAGATCGATCCCTAACGGCCTCCACGATCTGAGGGTATAGGTTGTTACGTGTGTACCATTGGATGCCCTCAGTACGATCTACGAACGTTCTGAGGCGTTTAACATCAGGGTCATATCTTAATACTTGGTAGCCCATTATTCACCACGTTTTTTCTTAGGCTTTGGCTCTTCAACGATTTCTAATTGTCCGTTATCTACTGGCACAAATCCATTTTGTAGAAAGAAGATATTCTCATCAATCCCGCGACTCCTTGCTCGAGCCTTGATATTATTTTCATCTTCCTGACTAAAGTCTTCACCTCTTATGAATCCCTTACCGGGAACTCCACACGTGTCATTTTTTGCTTTCCATTTCATTTTAATAGGGGTTTAAATGTTTATGTAAATTTAAAAAAAAGGGTTGAACATTTTACCGCCCAACCCCTCTTATAAAAAATCAATTTAGATTAACTCGCAATCGCTACCTGTGTGCTGTCGGTTACACCGCGTGAAGTAGTTACTCGCAATCTGTAAGAACCTGCCGTTAATGCTACGGTCGTACAAGTTATCGAAGTATCACTCGCTACGGTTAAGCCTGTTTGTGTTACCAATGCCCCGGTTACTTGATTCACCCACTGAGCAGAAAGAACCACACTCGAAGCCGTATTGCCGTAGAAGTTAGTACCCGTTACTGTCAACGAATCACCACCAGCAACCTGAAGGGCTAAGTCAGACAAAGTGGTTACTGTTGGTAGCCCCGCGTATTCTTCAACAAGCGCTAACGTAGTAGCGTAATCAGTTATAAACAAGGTCTGAGGAAGTTTAGGCTCAAACTCGCTGTCGGGAGTTGCAAGCTGTATGATATAACCGCCTCCGTTCGCGTATGAGTCACGGGCTACACCGGGGATAATTTCCATTCCCGACCCTAATCCGTACACTTCAAAAGCGTCAACGCTCTTACCTTTGTTTTCAACGATTGCAATGAAATTCCCTTTAGCCAACTTTTGAAGGTTGTTCTTTTGTGTTTGGGAAATTTCATAAACGATAAATCCAACACTATGCTTAAACTGGTTCGACCCGTTACTTGGTGCGATAATCTCCTGAGAGGGTTTCACATCCTGCTTATAGCCTTCGAACAAAAACGAAACCGTATTTGTGGCGAATGTTAAAGCACTTAGTAAATTAGGTGTACTAGTTGAAAGGGTAGTGCTGATTAGATCATCATAGTTTAGCAAGAACAGACGTGAACGCGTACCCGCTTTTAACGGTGCTTCACAGTCTGCTCTTGATCCTATGGTAATTGTTCCGCATCCCATATCTTACAATAAGATTGCTCGTGAAACTTCTTTTAAGTTTGCTCCGTCATAGATGAAGTGAGCAACCAAATCCTTTCCGGAACCGCTTACAAGTGTTGCGGCAGTTACAAGAAATCCAGTTCCCCATGTGATCGTTCTTGCTCCACCGTTTCCAGTGATAAGAAAATATACATGATCCCACTGTCTTAGATTTGTAAGTACGGTAGCCGCATTTATTGTGCTGTTACCTGTTGCGTCAACACAAATAAATTGCTCCTTTTGATCTGGCTTAATAGCCGGGATCATTGTAGCTGCGTATGCGTCAACAACCCCCAGAACGCCCGCGCCCTGGAAACTTCTATTATCTACTGCTGTTTTTGTTAATGTTGTTACTGCTGCCATTTTATTGTCATTTAATGATTAAGAACCTGTGTAATAAACTGATTCGCTATCGATGCTAAAGTTTGCATCCATTTTGAACTTAGCAAGCAAGAAATACAACTCACCTTCAGGGCGAAGTTTACCTACTACTAAGTTTTCGATGTCGTTCGCTTTGTCTGTCGCTGCGTACAAGTTTGAATCCTGTCCGCTTGTTGCGCGACACGCTAAAATCTTGTTGTTAGGGAAACCAGAATAAAATCTGATCTCGCGGCCTTTATAGATTGGCGGAACTACTTCGGCCTGACCCTGACCTTTGTAGGTCTGAGCAATAACCGCGTTCTGATACAATCTAAAAGTGGCTGTGCTGCAATGGAAAACCATATCAGGGTCTTCGTACAACGCATCCGGGATAGCTGCGTCAGTGTTAGCAAATCCGGCTAATACTGTTGAAACAGTGATAGCTCCTGCTGGAGTTGCATCAATGTTAGTAGCTGATGCTGCTGCACGGGTTACATATCCGTTGAAGAATGACAAAGGATCAGAAGCGGCCAAAGTGGTATCACCCTGCCAGAACAAACGACCCATTTGATTTTGAGCTTGCTTCAATACAATGTCAGCAAATACTTTTTGAATGTTTGGATCAAGTACCTTATCAGGCAAAGAACCTTTAGGCTGGAATGGTCTCCAAGCTGCCTCAAAGATACGCGGATTAATATCCGGGATATAAATCTGCATCTCTACAGGCGTCAAAGTAGCTTCTGACCATGTTACGGTCGCGCTCTTTGTAGTAGGCATAGCCTCTCTACGTCTGATTGGGTTTGAACTCGAAACCATCTTAGCGATGGAAATCTTATTTGGCACGTCAGGAATAACATAAACAGAGCCTTTTGCTACTGCTTCGTTTTCGGTAACTGCCTCGGTGATAATATAATCTAATACGTCACCGTTGTAATTGCTTGTTAGTGCTGGACTTGCCATCTTTAGTTATTGTTAAGTTGTTTTTTTCTTGCTTCTACCTTCTCTCTCATTTTGTCATTAATTGACTTATACTCAAGTTTTACCCCTGCTCCTGTGATTGCCGGGTTCTTAGGTTGAATTCCTAGTTTAAGTGTAGCCTTTAGAGCCTGAATCCTTGCCTCAGATTCTACTTTAGCCTCCTCTTTCACCGCTTCGATTTCGGCTGCTGATTTCTCATTAGCTGTTTTCAAGGCTGCGTTGATCATTTCCTGAACTTGTTCTTTAGTAAGTCCCGCGCTGGCTTCTTCTTCGCCTTCTTTAGGCATCACCGCGCTAACCTTACCACCCATTACAGATAGTTTAGAGCCATCTTCGAGCATGTAATCACCGTCTGCCAAAGGTTCCGCTGTTGGTTGTCCGTCAGCGTCCAATAAGAAAGCGTTCGCCCCCTCTGCTACTGATTCCCCTTCAATCCAAAAAGAACCCGCACCATCGGCAAGG